TCGAGGAGACGAATCCGGAGATCTTCGCCCAGATGGTGAACCGGCTTTCGACTCCCGGTACCAGCGTCTTCGCGGCGGCCAAGGACTGCGGGATCGAGTTGAAGACGGCCCTGCGCATCGCCCAGGTACTCGACTTGGAGTGCCAGCCGCTCAAGCGGGAGCTCGTGGAGGTTCGCCTCGAGGATTTGACGCGACGGTTTGGGACGTTGGCGCGCGATGCGATCGACGCGATCACTCCAGAGAAGCTTGCTGGTTCCAACGCGCAGTCCCTCGCGGTGATCTCAGGTATTGCGGCCGACAAGTGGCAACTCCTTCGTGGGCAGGCGACATCTAGGGTTGAGATCAATGATCGCCGCGAGATGAACGAGCTTCTGGGTGAGATCTTGAAGGAAGCGAAGCGCCGGAACATCGAAATCGACGTGACGCCGGAAGGCGAGGTGACGGCGAAGAAGTCTCCGTACAGGAGTGCGCCACACCGTGACCTGATGAAACGGATCGAGTCTGGAGATCCGGTGGAGACTTTTTCAAATGGGTAAGAATAAGGCGTTGATCAAGAAGATCATGCAGGCCAGCAAGTTGGTTGATTCGCAGAATGCCAGCAAGATGGGAACAGCATTGGGGGCTTCGTTCCATCTGGCTTCTGTCATTCGCGAGAGTGAGTTGGATTACATGAAAGAGACTCCTCCGAAGATTTATCCGCCACGCCCCGCTGGTTCTCAGACCTCGTATGCATTCGAGAGTGAGGACGAAGGTGGTCGTAAGGTGACTCGGTATTCAGACAAGCCTGCTCGGAAGTCTGGTGAGCGTAGAAAGAGGCACGATTAGATGTCTAGCATCGAAGAGAGGAGAGCCAAGTCTGCGGCTCGACGTGAGGCACGTCGCGCTGACTCGAAGTTTACCGATAACCCCACCTGGGGTGAGGTTGAACGCAATCGGATCCTAGGCAACGAGATCGAGATGCGCGAGAACCCGGACCTGTACTTGCATGGAAGACCCATCACCAACCCTAGACAGCACGAGCTGGAAGAGAGAACGCGCAAGGGGAAGGGTCTTCTCAACCGATGAGTCTACGCGGCCTCAACAAAGACACGCTTGCGCACATGAACGATGAGCAGTTCCGCAGCGTGCTCACTTCAATGCTCAGCGAGCAGAAGCGTGATCGCCGCGAGAACCAGCTCTGTTACTACAAGCCAGCCAGTGACCGCGCGATGGAGGTGCATAATAGTGAGGCGCGCATCGTTGGGATTGGAGGCGGAAACGGCAGCGGAAAAACCGAAACAGCGCTCGTTGAAATGGCGATGCTTGCAACCGGCGTGATCCCCGACGCCCTGCAGGGTGTCGAGGCCGTGCGTAGGAAGATGCGTGGTCCGGTGAAGTGTCGGCTGATTTGCGAGTCGCTGACCACGGTCTTGCACCCGATCATCCTTCCAAAGCTCAAGTGGTGGGAGTGGAACGGGATCTCCTTCCCAGGCGGTGACAAGGGCCATTTTGGCTGGATACCGCGGGACTGCCTGATCGGTGGTTCGTGGGACAAGAGTTGGAGCGAGAAGCTCCGGATGCTGCGCGTCCATTACCGCAACCCAGACAACCAAGACGAGATCATTGGTGAGTCAACAATCCAGTGCATGTCGAAGGATCAAGATTCGACCGACTTCGCATCGGGCGACTTTCATTTCGTCTTGTTCGATGAGCCTGCCAACTACGCCATCTGGCGGGAGAACGAAGCGCGTACGATGCGCGTGAATGGCCGGATCATGCTCGCGATGACATGGCCTGACGACCCGTCGATCCCCGTTGATTGGATCTTTTCTGAGGTTTACGACAAGGCTCAGCCGGGGCCGCACAAGCACAGCGATGTGGATTGGTTCAACATCTGGACGACTGACAACGAGAATCTGGATCAGGGCGCAGTGTCCGTGCAGTCGAAGAGCTGGAGTGACGCGGTTCGTGACGTTCGCATCTACGGGAAGCCGATTCGGTTTTCGAACAGGATCCACCAGCTGTTCACGCCTCACTCTGACTGGTGGTGCTTCTCGTGCGGTAGAACGGTTTCTCCGATCGAGGGGAAGTGCGGCTGCGGGGCGCGTGACGTGCTGGCCTTCACGCATGTTGGCCCGTTTGAGCCGAATCCGTTGTGGCCCACGGTCTGGGTGCTCGACCCCCACCCGCGCAAGCCTCACATGTTCCTGTGGATCCAAGTTGATCCGAGCGACGATTGGTGGGTGATCAGGGAGGGCATCATTCCCGGCAATCCAGCCGAGGTCAGGGAGTACATCGAGGGGGTGGAGTCTACCCTGAGCCTCAGGGTTGCGAGACGTCTGATCGACCCCAACATGGGTCGGAGCCCGTCTGGGGCGTTTCGCGGTGTGACGTGGCAGGATGAGTTCGACAAGGTGGGGATCGTGACGGATCTCGCGGATGACTCAGAGGTGGGTCGTGCCAGGGTGAATGAGATGCTGAAGCCCGATCCGAAGACACGCAGGCCGAGATTGATGGTGAATTCACTTTGCGAGCAGACGATCTTTCAGATTACACGCTACGTCTGGGATGACTTCCGGCAGTCTCTCGAGAAGAGCCAGAAGCAGAAGGCCAAAGAGAAGCATGACGACTTCCCGACCATTCTCAAGTATTTCGCGAATAGCGAGCCTGGATTCAGTGAGTTGAGGGATGGAATGCAAATCGTGCATCGGAATGATTCTAGATTTGGCAATCCTCACAGAAGGGTGTCACGCGCACCCTCTTCGCTTGGGGTGATGTAGAGATGGCTTCCTCGGTGTACGTTTGTCAGGGTGGCTGCGGCAGGCTGGAAGAGGATCTAACGAAGCTTGAGTCGAGGGGGTTCGTTTCGCCGAAGCTCTACTGCGTGGCCTGTATTCCCATGATCGATCAGTACCTTCAGGAGCGTGACGACCTCCATACCAAGCTCGGTAGAGACTGGGCGAACGGACTTTCTGAGCTCCACAGGCGGTATGCACTCGTGGATGATGGGCACCCATCTGGGGTGAAGCTTCCAGATGCCTGACTACAAGAAGCTCGGTTGCTGCACGGTGTGCGACGTTCCCATTTTCGAGATCGTCTCTCGCCATATGGATGGGCCGTTCAAATCTGAGGCCAAGCTTCTCGGGATGCCGCTGCCGGGTGCTCGTCGAATCTACATTGTTCGGATTTCTGGGCACCAGAGCTTCTGGTCAGTTTGTCGTGAGTGCGATGTGACGCCTTCGGATTTGCCGATTCTCAACCGGAAGGAGCTGGCTTCGATGGTGAGGGAGAAGCTGATATCCAACGATGACAGTCGGCAGGCTGCTTATCGTGATACGATGCTCCGGTTGTTTCAGTTTGACGTTCCGCTTGGCATCCTGGGCGAACGAACCTGGGTGGAGATCCCATGAGCGCACCGATATTCGGGGAAGGTGTCATCCGTCGCGAGCGTTTTCGTCGCCAGCGCATGGAAGACGAAGAGAGGCAGGAGATCGTTACGCGCGTGCTCGAGTTCGCGCGCGATGACATCGACAACCGCGCAGAGGACCGGGATCGCAGGCTCCAGCGCTACGCGAAGTACAGGCAGTGGACGGAGGGGAAGCACGAGCCCTGGGAGAACTCCTCGGACGTCGCCCTCTCGGACATCGCCGAGGCTGTGCTGAACACGCAGGACACGCTTACGAATGCGATCCTCTCGAATCGTCCTGTTGTAAGCGCCAATGCCATCAAGCTTGAAAACTCGGAGAAGGAACGGTCCATCGACCGCGTTCTGGACAGCCAGTTCTTCATAGAGCAGCCCGGTGAGCGCATCGTTGAGGAGCTCGGCGAGTCGTTCTTGGTGGACGGCGTGTTCACGGCCTACATCCCGTGGATCCGTGAGACGAAGCCGGTCGTGGACATCCGGATATTCGATCCGATCCCGAATGAATCGCCTCCTGTGACCCACTTCCAAGATTTGTTGGCGCAGGAATTCAGGAACTCCGATGTGTTCCAGACGGACGAGGATGGATGGGATTACCGGATCAAGACGTACGACGTTGAGGAGTCAGAGGAAGAGTCGCTCGTCAAGTTCTACACCCGGAAGAGTGACAAGCACGTTGAGATGATGATTCACCGTGTTACGACCGTGTTCGACGGGCCGCGCGTGATCGTGAAGGATTACGAAGATGTATTGGTTCCCCCCAGGGTTGCGAATCTCCAGCCTCCGGGGCCGAGCAACCCTGGCGGGGCACCCCATGTGATCCTCGTGGACAACCCGACCGTTGAAGAGATCGAACGGCTCAAGAAGAGTGGGTACTACGATCTGGTTCGTAGTGACGAGATGGATGATGTGGATGACCTCGGGTTTCGTTCCAGGGATGATACTGACGAGGAGGCCAAAGAACAGAAAGACGACATGCAGGGCGTTCAGGACGAAAGAGCCCTTGATCGACGGCACGAGACACTGACTCGGTACATGTGTTTTGACATGTACGATCTCGATGGCGATGGTCTGGCCGAGGATGTGATTTTCTGGGTGTTGAAGGAAGATAACCTCCTACTGAAGGCAGCTCCGTTGACAGAGTTCTTCCCGGCTGATCCGCCGCGCCGCCCGCTCGCCGAGGCGCAGTTTCTTCCGGTGAAGGGTCGGCGTGAGGGGATCTCGCTTCCGGAGTTGATGGAGGGACTGCACGACTTCCTGAAACAGACGCTCGATCACGGGATGGATGGTGGCACGTTGGCGACGACGCCATTCTTCTTCTACCGCGCGGCGAGTTCTCTCAAGCCAGAGATCATCAGGCCGTGGCCTGGTGACGGCATTCCTCTTTCCGATCCGCAGCGCGATGTTTTCTTCCCCCAGATTCCGTTTGATGGGTCGTTTTCGCTCAACGCGTTCTTCATGGGTCGCCAGCTGCAGGAGCGGTTGACGCTCGTGGGAGATCTCCAGGCTGGGCGCGTGCCGCAGGGTAAGTCTTCTGCGCTGCGCACTTCTGCTGGGATCAACACGATTCTGGCACAGGGAGAGGCTCGACCAGAGCGGATCTTGCGCCGCTTCTTCATGGGCTTTGCTGAGATTTACCGGCAGATGCACGAGCTGAATCAGCACTTCTACCCGGACGAGAAGCAGATCCGCGTTCTGGGCATTGTTGAGCCTGGTGAGAATCCGTATCCGAAGATCGTTCGCAGGCACGACCTGGATGGTCGGTTCGTGTTCGACTTCCGTGCGAGCGTTCTGAATGCCAGTAAGGTTGCGAAGGAACAAGGTCTTGAGAAGATCGTTTCGATGCTCATCAATCCGTTGATGATCCAGCTGGGGATCGTCGGACCTGAGCAGATATTCAGGATGGTCCGAGATTACGCACAGTCGTTGGGTCAGGATCCCGATCGCTACATGAAGGAGCCAGTTCCCGGTGCTGGGAAGAGACGCATCACGGCCAACGAGGCGCTCTCGGTCATCTTCGATCACATGCTGCCCGATGGTATTCCTGCCGAGCCTTCGGCGCAGGATCACCTCGATCAGCTCCGTGGATTCATGCAGGATGATCGGTTCGGGCTCCTCGACGCTTCGCAGCTGGACATCTTCAAGTCGTGGTTGGTGCAGGTTGCCCAGCTTGCGATTCAGGAAGAGGGACAGCAGAAGATTGCGAAGATGGCCGAGGCGTTTCAGCAGAAGAGCGCGATTGGTGCAGGGGGTGGTGTAGGTGGCGGTGGTGCGGAAGCGCCAATCTCGCCGCCTGGTACGCCCACGGAGAGTGGAGAAGTTCTGGATGAAACACTACCGAGCAACGGCAGGGGCATTAACTGATGGCATTTGATCGAGATGGCGATTGGAGTGAACGGGTCCGCGGGCTTTCGCAGCGGCCGGTTGTGGCCCGCGAGGCAGAACTCCAGGCCACGCGTCGCGCGGCAATCGCAGCTGGGAATGTCACGGGAGATGAGCACTGGGATCATTTTTTGAGCGTGATCCAGACCCGTTTGAATTCAGTGCGCGAACGGCGAGATGGGGCGCTCAAACGGCTTTCGGAGTCGGACAACTTCACGACTGCCGACATCATCAATGAGAAGCTCGCGGTGCGCCTGTTGGGCTGCGAGATTGAAACGCTGGAGTGGGCGGTTGCGCTTCCTCGGGCGTTGATGGAGCAAGGTGATAAAGCAAGCGAACTGCTTGAATCTGCTTCCGATTCAACTCATTGATCTGAGGTGCCCGGCCTGCGACCGGAAGCTTCTGGAGTGGGTTCCTGGGGTGTCGACGAGGCTTCGAATTCGATGCCATCGATGCCATTCGAATGTCGAAGTCTACGATGGGACGTGTCAGCTCGAGGGGGATGGCATTGACAGTCCTGTTGGGTTGATGTAGCGATCTAGGTGTAGAGCCCGGTAGAGCGCCTTCGTGTGCCAGAGGCCCGCACGCCATTCTCATTGAATCGGCGTGCGGGCCTTTTTGTTTCGAGGATGTTGATGGCGAAACGCAAAGCTGGAGTTGAGGTCGAGGAACCTGAGTCAGGCGCGGACGACCAACTTGAGCTGCTCGGACAGCCAGCTGCCGGCGACACGGAACCTGCACTGGAATCGAGCGCAGAGTCGGAGCCGCCCGAAGAGACGGCTGCCGAGCTCAGGGTCCGATTGCAAGAAGAGCGCGAGACTCGAATCAGACTCGAGGAGAGACTTGCTGCGCGTGATGCGGCTGCAGCCCCGGCACAGACCCCGGCGCCAGCGGCCGCGAAGGTTTTCTCGCGGGCTCAGCTCCGCGCGGCTGTTCAGGAAGGCCAGATCGACGACGACCAGATGGAAGAGATCTGGGCTCGACAACAGCGAGAGATGGGGACGCGCGAGACGCTCTCCGCAATCGACGCTCGGGAGAATAAGCGCACGGTTGAATCCCGTGTGGAGACAGGGAAGTCGCAGTACATGGAGGCGTTCCCAGACCTCCTCAATCGAGACAGCGAAACCTGGAAGCGCGTCAAGCGAGAATACGACTTCCTGATCAAGGTTGGCGATGCGGACAACCCCACCACGGAGTTGAAGGCGTTGCGCGCCGCGCTGGGTCCGGTTGAGCGCATCAGAGAGAGGACGTCACGTCTTCGTGAAACCCCTCGCGAGACTGGCTCCCATGGCTCTGGGGGCGGTCGCCCCGTGGACATCTTCAATCGCATTCCGGTGAAATACCGCTCGCACTACAAGCGGATGTACGAAGAGGGCCGGATGAAGCTGGCTGATATCGAGAAAGACCTGAAGTACATGGGGACAACTTCTTGACCTCTCCGAACATCCTGATCCCCAAAAAGCGCGTTCGCATCATGAGTCGTCGTGCGATCGAACGCGAAAAGCAGGCGCAGGTGACTCCCCAGGAGCATCCTGGTCGCCCGTCGCGCTGCCTTGCTGGTGGGTTCATCGACGACCACGTTGCGCAACTACTCGCGATCGTCTTGTGCTGGAGCTGCCAACACAAATTCGACCACAAGGCGCACAACTACTACAAGGATCGTCGCTTCCCGTTCGTGCAGGGGAAGTGCGATGACTGCGCGCGCTTTCAACCGCGATGCGCGTTCTACATTCACGAGTCATTCCTGGGCGAAGCCAACGGTCGGATCAAGTCCGGCCAGTGTTGGACGCCCGTTTAGGGGGAAACGAAAATGGAACTGGCCTACACACTGGGGGGAGGGGCTCCGGTCGTCAAGTCATTCGTGGCGAGCGCCACGCTAAGCACCGCAGGGATCCCGCTCATCGGCGCGATTGCTGCGGGCACCGACAACCTCGGCGGCATCAAGGCTTACGCGGATGCGTCTCCTCCGACTGGTGGTTTTCGGCAGGTGGGGATCTCTGTGAGCACGACTGGCACCATTGCCGCGACTGGCATGACGAGCAACGCCGCAGTTTTCGTGAAGGCGATCGTGAATCCGGATGCGGTTTACCGTGCGAAGCTCTCGGGCGGCACCGCGGCCGACACGGCTCTGGCGACCATATTCCCCACGTCTGGAGATGCGACTGGGGCTGTGCTCACTGGTGCTACCACACTCGACGACAGCGTTGTTTGGGGTTACTCGGGTAGCAACGCTGGGATCTTCCGTCGCGCCACTGACACCGCCGGAGCGATTGGGCTCAACTTTCCGTTTGCCGTGGTTGCCAATGACTTGTTCATCGCAGCGAACGGATTCATGGGGGCTTGTGGCGTTACTACGAATGCGTTCTTCAATCTGACGACAAACCTTACGCAGATCAACGCCCAGACGACCGACAGCGACAACGACAACTTCATCATCGTGGATTGGGAGCTGCGCGATCAGTCCGATGCGGGAACGACCAACTCGTTCTATCACATCATTCCGAACAACCACGCTTTCGGTGGGAATCTCCAGCTGACATAAGGCTGATTTTTAGGGGGGAGTCAAGATGGCCGTTCCGCAT